TCGAACCACTCCTCTTTGGCGAATACAGCCTCTTCAATTTCCGTTACCGTCTGCTCGATGGCCTGTGCCAGAGCGGGCGCGACAATCTTCGAGCGCTCCGAAAGACGGTTCTTATCCTCTTCATTCCACTTGCCCCTCCACATCCGCCAATACTCGCCCCACAACCGCTGATAGCCCCGGTTGCGGACATCCTCCCATATATTGACGCGCGTAGTAATGTACCCCGCCAGCGCGGACTCCGTGCTGCGGTAAGCGTTCATGACGTTGAGATCCGCGCGGATGGATTCCGGCGTCTCAACTATGATGCTTTGTCCGCGATTCGGCATTACAGACATTTGGAAGCCTTAGTGCTGGTACATCGTCAGGTCGATATCCTCTTCGACAACTTCCTGTGAGGACTCAAAGTTCGCTTTTGCCATCTGGTCTACATACGCGAGGGCGTCGAGGCCATCATCGTTCGCTAGCGGGTCGGGGAAGTCATCGACCTGATCGCAGAACCATGCAACCCATAGTTCATCATTCTTCGATTCTCTTAACAGCTTGATCTTGCCCCGCTCGGAGCGCCCTTGCAGCGCCCACGTAATCCTATCCTGCTTGCGCTGGTTATTGTGCTTTAGGGGCTCAGGCGTGACGTATCGCCCGTAGGTGCGCATGTACTCCTCAAGGTATGGTCCACATGCGTTAAGCAGAACCCCTTGTTCGATTCCCAAGCGGCAACCCGGATGCTCCCGACATTTAAGGACAAGTCGGGCAGAGGTTTCACGGACATCCCAATGCCCATGCTCCATGTTAAGAACAGTCCAGTCATCTTCTCGTACCTGCGTCGTGGCGATTACGGATTCGTCCGTTCGGAGAATTCTATTTCCGGGTTCTTTGATAAATCCCGCAAGATCGGCAGTAATGAATATTGCTCCTCCCCGACTGTCGGCAAAAGGCACAATGAGAAAATTGTCCGATCTGAGTGTCTTTGATCCTCCAGAGACAAATGATGCCTCAAGCTCCTGCTTGATAGTATCACGAGATTTATTGGGATCGTTGGTAATTCGTTCAATTTCTTTCAACTTTAGGAATGGATTATCCTTCGACATGAAGTGAAAGGCTTCCCAGTCCTTCCAGTGATCCGCGTTGCCGGAGATCGGGCTTTCCGGCTTCTCTAGGGCGCCGATGAACAGCTTGTAGAAGTGGTTCTTGCCCTTCGGTGTGCCGATGAACAGCGCACCGCCCTCTACGTCCATTAGCGCCGGATCAATGATGTCATGCCACACATGAGCCTTCATGTCCGCGTATTCATCCAGCACTACGAAGCTGTATCCCTCGCCTCGCAGGCTATCCTCGTTATCTGCCCCCTTGATGTAGATACGCCGGCTGTTGATTAGCTCGAAGTACCCATCATTGATGTTCTCAGAACGAATAAAGCCTCCGGACTTCTCGTATCCGAGAAATGCACGGAGGCGTCGCCACATAAGCCGTTTGGCTTGGTCGAATGTAGGGGCGATGTAGAACACCCCATTTTCTGGTCCGAGCGTGTATCCCCGCTCATTCCTATCCTTCAGAGCCTCTAGCCCTAGATACACGCCGGCTAGGAAAGTCTTGCCGAACCTGCGCCCGGCCACGGCTACCTTGAACCGTGCTGGCGAATTGTATATTGCGGCCTGAGCCGGGTGCAGCCCGACCTTTAGTACCCTTTCCAACTATCTCCCCCGAGCTAGGCTGTAGAAGGCTAGTATTTGTTGTAGGCATCGCTGGTTTGTCCAGCATTACCTGATGTGGCACTCGACTCCATAGAACTGTGCGCCCCCGGATCTTCGTCCGGTGCTTTAGTCCCCGCCTCCTCCTCCAATTTGTCTAGTTTTTGCTGGCGCAAAGACTTAGGGCTGCCCGTAAGTTTAGTACGAACCTCTTTAACGATAGGCGTACCTTCGCCAGTAGCCTCTGAGGGCGCCGTCTCGTCGCCCATTAAAAGAACGTCGGCGGGAAGCGCTTCGCCAGAATCGTGTACTTAGTGCTAGCGACCGGCGTGATGCCGCCGCCAGTGTTGTTCTGGAAAGACACAACGCACGTACCGGGAGTTGCTGACGGCGACGCCGTGACAACAATTCCGTTGAGCGCCGCCGCAGCGGGCGCAATCACTTCTAAGTTGTCCCCAAGGGCGAAAGTGGCGTTGGACGGACCAGCGGCAGCGCCACCAACCGTACACGCTGCCGACACCTGTACTGTCGTGTTGTTGGCGACAACACCCGGCGATAGTGCAGCGGTAATGCTGACTTCGATGTTCGGGTAAATCTCGCCCACGTTGCGTGGATAGAATGCCATTATTTAGCTCCGTAACCGTTCTGGTGATCCGATGATTGTTTGCGTCGGGTGTAGTGCTCCCACGTCCCCTTCGCTTTGTCTGCCGCATGAAATTCTTTGGCAACCGATACCGGCGGTCCGCCGCCGCCCGGCTTATGCCAGCCGTGCGCTACAGCCGCCATCAAATGTGCTTGTGCTTCGCTGACACTCGGCATTAGTATTTATTCTGGTGATCCGTAGTCTGCGCTTGTAGGCGCGCAGCCGCCTGTCTCCCTCTCGCCTCGACATCGGGGTCCGCACTGGCGTCAAACTCCATATCCCCAATGTGTAACTTCTTCGTGCCGTAAGGCGACGGTCGAACTACACCGTTGGGATTCTGTGCCGTCGGCTTTACAGTCGGCGGTACATCAGGCATGTTATGAACTGCCCTTCGGGCGCATGGTGGACTGATTGGCGCCTTGGCCGGACATGCCTTGGAAGTCGGGGACCATAAGAAGCTCGACTTCAGGATCATGACCAGACAGGTTCCCACCAGCGTTCTGCTCTTTGGGCGCCCACTGATCACGCACAGCCGTCGCTCCTGCCATGTGGGACGGCAGCTCGCGGTCGGTAGCGGTCTTACGATTGACAACGCGGTCCGAACGGACACGCTCATGTGGTTCAATCGGATTTACCGCTTTCAGCATTCCCTCTTTCATTGTTACCCTCTAGTTTGGGATGTTCGACAATTGTGGCGTCTATAATCTCGCCGGTAGTATCAATCTTATTCTTGGCAGCAAACGTAGCATTCTCGATCTTGAAGATGTACGTCTGCCCTTCCTGCGCCGTCTCTGTCTCTAGCGTCGGCTTGGCAAGGAAGTACGGTAGCAGAACCTTGGTCGCAGCTATCGCGTCCTTATCACTCGACTTCGTGCTAGTAGCTATCCGCACTACCTTCTCGACCATCGCCAGCATCTTATCCGCACCAATCCGCGTGCGTATGGCCTGTTCGATAGTCTGCTGTAGCTCGCGAATGCTCGCGGCCTTCGTAGGCAACCTGCCCGGTCCGCCCTTGTTGCCTTCGGCAAACCGGCCGGTTACGACATCTCTCCCCTCTGTCATTACCGTACCCTTCGTGCTCGTATTGTCCCGAACGCTGAAAGTGTGCTTACTGTGAACGTTGCCAAGGCCACCAGCCGGATAGTCGTATTACCCGAAAGCGATACGCGCACTACCGGCGTTGGCTGGTTGACCGGTAGAGCAGTTGGCACTACTCCCGCCGCCGCTACAGCGATATTGTTATTAGGATCCGAGCTGATATTCGCGCTACCCGACTGTGACAGTAGGGTGTTAGCACTATCAGAGATCCCCGCCTGTAGCTGCGTATAGTTGGTTGTAGCAGCGAATGTGTAGTCACATGTCCCCTGCACATCCCAATCGCCGGCGGTTAAGTTGACAGTAACTATGTCCTTGGCTACGGCCGTAGTGAGCGCTGTGCCGGGCGAGCTAGTATTGTTGATGATAAATTCGCCAAGCAGCCCGGCGTTAGCATTGTCATTGGTATTCGTGCCGGAAATCTGGTGAGTATTCCCGGCGCCAAGTGACTTCAGCATTAGATGCCCTCGCCGCGCTGGACGAAGATCAACGTCGGACCGGCGGCAGAGCCGATGGCCGCGAAGCTATCCGCGTTAGCAACGCCCTGTACAATTTCATCCGCCCCCGGCGGAATGACTACTCCAACCTGCCCTACCGGCGGGTTGCCATCTATAGGGAATACCAAGGTCGGATTAGCGCCGGCAGCATTCACGCCCGGCGTACCAAGTGTGAAGTTGTAGAACACAATCAGGATGGACACTGCCCCGGTATTGATAACCCGGTAGCTGTTACCGCCCTGCGCGAAGCCTACCGGCTGCGTTGCCAGCGTAGTAACGGCCGTCACCGACCGTGAAAACGCTAGCCCCTGCGGCTGCCAAGGTGTTGCACCGCCAGACATTACAGTTTCTTCTCTACGTCAGTAACGGCTACCTTGACTTCATTAGCATCCGCGACTACCGCCACCTTCCCTGCATCCACAACCTTCTTGATCTTGCTGTAGACTTTAGGGACAGCGACGACAATCACGGCACCAACTACAGCGCCGAGTACGTAACTAATCGGTTCCATTTATCCCCCGTGATAATGTTCTTGACCGGGAGCCGCGCGCTTCCGGCGGGCGATAGCACCTATCACCCCGCCGGGAACGCCTTGGGCCTTGAGTTGGGCAGCTCTCCCACCATGTCCAAGCTGGTTGGACTTGCCATGAAAGCTGCCAGTCTTTTTAGTGTCTGCCATATCTAAAAAAGTGGGTAGCTCAGAACCTGCGCCGCGATACCGTTAACAACAGCAGTGGTAAAGACTGCGGTAAAGACTGCGGGGAAGGCAGCCGCGGTATACTGCGAGAAGGTCATCGTACCAGTAGTCGTCGGAGACGACGGGACGGCCAGAGAGCCGAACCCCGGAACCGTGACACCACCAGCCGTAGTACCGATAACAAGACACTGGACCACTGTCGCCACGCCAACGTTCGCAAGGAACGCCGGGATGCCGGTCATGGTAAGAGTCGTGCCAATAGCCGCAACGGAGATCGACGGGATCTGCAAGTAAGCAATACCTTCGTTGCTGATCTTGAACCGAACGGTACCTGTAGCCGTGGCTGTACCAGCGTTGATCGTGGCCGTAAATGTACCGGACATGACCGACTGGAAGATGTTCGCAGCGTTATCGTCGGGGATACGCTGCCACACGGCAACGGTAGTACCGAACAGGTTAACGTTGGAGAACACGTTCTTGGTGCCAGCCGCGAAGTTCACGTGGTCGCCGTTAGTCGTCTGTGTAGTCAACGACGGAGAGCCAGTGTACGATCCGAGGATGTAATCGCGCGTCAGCGTAGTGCTGCCGTTGAACGTCCCAAGGCCAATCTCGAAGTTCGCGCCGTCTGTAATGACGTAGAACGTATTGCCCGGGAACACCTGCGGCGTAGTGCCGAACTGTGTAGCAAACGTGGTGCTACCGGCCGCAGCGCCGGCAGGTACAACGCCCGCGAGAGTGATAGCGCCAGTACCAGTCGTAGTCGTGGTATCCTGTACGAGGGCGCCAACTAATGTGCCAACTGCCATGTGTATTTCCTATTATTATATGCCGGGATAGGCCGGCGCCCTATGGCAGTAAAGCTGCCACCCCATCCAGTGCGTTGTTCAACTGGCCGGCTACTAGCGGACTAAACGCGAGCACAGCTTCTTTCAGTAGAACAACTTCTGCGGCGTCAAAATCCATAACCTGTTGCTCCTGCGCCAGATTATGCTTGATCTTGAACCACAGATTAAACCTCTTGATCTTCTCCTCTCCTCTTACCGGCGTCCCATCTCCCTTTACTTCGAGAATCAGGGAGTTTGCTAACCCCTGCCCTACCGTAAACGGCGTCGGCTGGAACTCCATGTCATACAAAAACTGAGCAATAGCAACTGTCTGCATACATCCTCTCCAAACATATGCTAAAAATGTGCAACGTTCGTAATTCCTGCCGGCTTGCTGAAGCGCGGCTCATGGATGATGTGCGGCATATGCGCCGTACCTGTCGCCAACTGCCCTTTAGGGCCGAAGTCATGCGTCGGCATGGCGTGCACGTTATCCGCGTGCGAGTGCATTACATCCCGATGCTGATCGAACTCTTTACCGATGTCGATAGTATCCGTCCCCTGTGCAACAGGCGTGCCACCGGCAAGGCCGTGCATGACGGAACTAGTCGCCATCCCGACCGCAGCGGTCGGACGGTATGCGTTTGACATTAGCGAATGCCTCCAAAGATTGTCTGTGTCGCCGGTTGATGGCTGGTGCTCTCGTACGCACCAGCCCGTCCCTTCGGCGGGTGATGTTCTGCCGCCTTATCCCGGTTAGGATGGACTACATGAAACGCCTGATAGCCATGATTCTCATACTCGGATTCTATCCGATTGCCAGACTTCATAGGATCCGGGCCTAGCTCCCCAGTATCCTCCGTCATCTTATGCGCCCTACCGTACCCAACAGAGTGCTGCTGGTGCGGATGAGCGTTGTGCATGACTATCTCGTCATGCGCATGGGCGCCGGTATGCCCGTAGTCATCGAGCGCCTTATGGCTTTCATTCTCAGACTGAACCAACGCATTGTTCTGGATGCCTCTGTGGTCGCGCTCTAGGGCGTGTGCGGCGCCAAACCGCAGAATGTGCTCCGGCGTGTCCTCTCCGCGCCCGCGCGGCTTATAGGACTCCGTAAGGCTCTCCTCATCCTGTTTCCGGTTCTTCTCAGACGACCGATCCATAGGGACGGAGACGGATCCTTGGGACGCCATTCCCACATACTTCTCTTGCATTCCCATTAGATGCGCCTCTGGTTGACGTTTATGTCAAACGATCCGCGGAACTCATCTCGTTCATCGTCACCACCACCTGCGGCTGGACGAGCACCGTGTACCCCGCGATGGTCGCCAAGGGCAGTAGGCACCCCTCCATTGTCGTCGTAGTCATAGTCCCGCTGATCATGACAGGCGAACAGTCTGGACTCCACTGCAACGGTCGGTTCAAAAAATTCTCTGTAATCATCGTTTTCCTGCCAGCCTGTAATAGGGCCGGCTAGCCATGTGTACACCGCCTCTGTAGGCGTCCTACCTGTGAGATTGGGATCCCTAGTCGCCGGAATGTCGTCCTGCGCATCGTCGAACTGTGCACGCTCCGCGCCACCTACCGCATCGGCTAGGCCGTAGTGTGTGACGGAATCCTCTGTAGAGCTATGAGCACCGGGGTCAGATACCCCAACCCCTAGTACACTGTTGGACTCTTGTACTGGCTTAGTCTTATTAGACACACGAGTATCCTAACTTATTGATTATTATACTATCTAAGCGCGCCTCTTGGGGAGGCGCTAAGAGAAGAACATATATATCTATATATATACTGTATATCTATATATAAACTTCTTCCTGTTCGTATACCTCGCTAAAGTGCATCGCTCGGTATACTCTTATCTACCCCATACATGTTTTTAAAACCAAAAATGTTGCCTCTTGGCAACTAAAAAGAAAGTAATATTTTACCATATTTTGAGGAAAATAGCAAGAGGTTTTACATTACAAAAACTTAATGTAAACTTAATGTTTGTTCAGTCTTAATCCAAAGGTATAAATTTTGTCATATTTACGCGCGCTGCGCGTTGCTCCGCCGCGCGATATGTAAACGGACCGATATACAACTACCGTTATCCTTCCGTTTAGACGGTAGACAGTAACCGGCAATACTACTGGCACATATACTCGGGATAGTAGAGGGATAGGGGACATCGGATATTGGCACATCTGTTCTATTTTTTATTTTTTGGCGGGAATGCACGTACCGCGCGGCACGCGCCGAGCCATCCGGGGGGACCCGGCATCGCCAGCATATGTAACACCATGATTATGCTCGACATTACATAACTAACCTTGGCTGTTATGTAACGACGCTATGTTATACGACGAGGCGCAGCCGAGCCGCTCACAAAACTGTAACACAAATGAAATAGTTGTAACAATTCTGTCATGTCCGCCCGTGTGGCGGGCCGGCAACAGCCCCGGCCGGCATATGTAATGTGTTGCTAATATACAACAGCGCGTTGCTAATAGACAACAGTTGTATTAATGCAACAATATGGAGGGTGTGTTGGTGCACCATAACACCACATCACTATGGCGCCGTGATATATCACGCTGCACTGCAATATAACCTAACGTGTACACTTGCTTGGCATGATTCTTGACTGTCGCATATTTACAACAGCACAATAATATGATATCGCGTGCCAACTAGCACGCGCTTTGCCGCTCACAACATTAAGAATAGATTACAAAATCTTAATGTTCGCGCGCTTGCCGTATAGTATAATGGTGTCGGGTAAGGTTACATGCGCAAACGGTAGGCACGAGAAGCCCGCGCATCTTGACTGGCGCCCCGCGTAACGAGGACGCGCATGAGCGGTTAGAGACCGCGTGCTAACAGGCGGCTCGGGCATAGATGGCGGCTCACACCCGCAGACAACGCCCGAATGATAGCTAACCCAATAGCTATACATGCAATAGCTAAACAGTGGATAGAATAGGGCGGCTAGTTATGAGATAGCCGCTCGTTTGTATTCGCTGACCTAACAACGGAGAGACTAGAATGGCCATGAAGCCTTGTGAACCAGTATATGGACCCGTTTCTGTAGCAGCGCTGAATATTAACCCTGTCATTGAAGTGATCGCAAAAGATCACTACGGCGCGACCATGTACTACCCGCGCAATAGCATTGCTCGGGCGATGGCGCGGATTGCGGGAACTAAAACACTTCCGCAGCACGTGCTGTGCGAATTGTGCAAGATCGGCTTTGTAGTGGACGTGTATAACGCAACGTATGCCGACAGCGTGCCGAGCTTGGGCAAACGTGTCGGCTTTTACTAAAAGGACGCTACACCATGAACGCAAAAGGCATAGACAACCAGACGCTAGTAGAGAACGCTTTTCTCGCGGCTTGCGGCCTGTACGCATATCACGTTACCGCGGTCTACGGTAGCGTAGATGAGCCGCTAGTCAGTCGTGAGACACACTGGGCCAAGAGCATGAGCGATGCGCAGGCATGGGCGCAGCACGTGTATTTCGGTGCCAATTCGCTGACCGTTGAAGGACTCAACTAAGCATTGCAGAGCGCATTAGCAATAGTGCGCTCGACAATGCGCGATGTGCGCAGTTACCGGAGAGAGAACATGGGAGCTTATGCTGACCATTTGAAAGACGGCCGCATGGCGTATGCACAGCGCGGCGACCTGCCGAAGCCTTGGTGGTATCGGCTTGGGATGAAAGTCGGAGAGATTCTTGACACTGACAGCACGGATGATGCGTGCACAAAAGCGGGAATTGCTTTTGCGGTCGGCAAGCGGCCGATTGCCGTCAAGAATGCCGCCGGCGAGTACGTCGAGTTAACCGACTTTGTTGCTACGGTACGGGATGATGAGTTAGCCAATCCTAATAAGGCAGTCCTCGGGATTGTCTCGCCAGATTGGCGCGGCCCGTCACCGCGGCAGCTAGTCGGCGTGTTACAGGCCGGGATGACCGCCAACAATCTCAAGTTGGCGACGCTGATGGGCATGAAGGGCGGCAGGATGATTGCAGGCAGTGCGAGACTCGACCCGAAGTACAGTACGAAGATCGGCAGTGACTTGATTTATCCGATTTTCACGTTCTGCACTAACAATGCCGGTCAAGGCTCGACGCGGTACGGTATTACGGACGTTACCGCAGTGTGTGAGAACACCACTGAGGGTCCTCTAGCGGCTGCGGACGGACGCGGTATGCTCATTCGCATCGGGCATAGGACCGACTTTGTTGGCACTGATATCGCAAAAGTATTGGAAGCCAATGAGGGGACATTGACGGAGCGCATTGCATTCTACAATCGACTGGTAGACAAGAAAATGTCGGACCAAGAAGTTGCGGAGTTCTTCGCGCGCGATGTTCTGAGCATTAACCCTGATGAGTTAACGAAGAATAACGCTGATGGGTCGCCGGTCATTAAGACGCGAACGCGCAATATGCTGACCGCGCTGATGACGGCCTATAAACACGGCGCGGGCGCGGATGCGCGCATCGGCAGTGCAT